GTTCCTTAGAAAGAATGCCAATGTTCAGCAAATTTCAGGAGCCACCAACAGGTTATCGTCGCATCTTATGTGCGGAATCCGCTCGAGGGACAGAGCAGGATGCACAGGATAGCGAAGAGCCTAAAGCCCTCCGCCAGCCACACACTGGACCAACGATAGAAATCAATGGTGTGGATTTGCCGGAGGCGGTCTCGATGGAAAAGAGACCGACCCACGTCCCGTCCGTGTTGGATAAAACCAAGGAGTTCAAGAACCTAGCGGCGCTTGAACTAGCATTGGAAGAATCCGAGAACTCGCTTACGCTTGAGTTCCCGTCATACACAGACGTTAAACAAATCCTGGGAGGAGTTAAATCCTGGCTGTTGATCTTTTACGCCTACGGATTTGATTTCTCTTCCCTGTCGCAGTCGACACTCACAAGACAGGTCCAAAAGTCTTGTGTAGCCGCGTGTCGATGCTCGGTGGTTACTTCTTGGATGACCTATTTCAAATTCAAGAATGCCTCGTTCATGGCAGCCAACTGCCCGGATCAGGTTCTACCCGCTCTCCCTCACCCTCTTTACAGGCAAGGAAACCACAAGTACTTGTTTGGTGGAGCTTTCGCCCGGTACCAGAACGTCTTAATACGCGCGGACCAGATGTATAGCTTCGCCACAAGTATCCTGCAGTCGAAGAAGGGTATGCCAAGGCCCACCAACGAAATGGTGGCGCAGGCAGAACGAGACAACGTGAGAACCATGACCTCCCTTAAGGAACAGAGTACTTGGGAATATGAATGGGAGCCGATCTACGCCGAAAAAAGCATTGACTGGCCACAAAATAAAATTACTCTTGGGAGATCCTTTCTCGAGGGTGAAATTGATAGGACTGTGACAGAACTGTTCTCAAAATGGAAACCGGACCTAGATCTTCTTACGAGGATCTTCCTTCCATCCACCTCTTCTAACTACAACTGGACCAGAGCTAAGTACGGTACTTACGGGGAACTGCAAGTTTCTCAAATGTACAAAAGGCTGCGGGCGGAACTAGAAGGAGATTCTAACAATAAACTCAAACCTGAGGACTGGATTCCCTTCCGTTATAGAATGACGAAGCTTTCGGGCTTTGTATCAGACTACTACGGTCAGAAAGGGAAGGAGGACCTGCAAGAACACATTGACAGTGTCCTCGAGGTCCTCGGTGGTGAGTATGATTGTAGGCTCTTCCTATCCCGCTGGAAGCGCTTTTACTGGCGTTGTGTGAGCGAGGCTCTTATCGAGCCTCCATTTGTTCAGGTGGTTGGCTTGAAGGAAGCCTTGAAGGTCCGCTGCATTTCTAAGGGACCCCCTCTAACATATTTCGTATTGAAACCCTTACAGAAGTCCTTATGGGGACACCTCCAGAAGACCTGGAATTTCGAGCTGACGGGCACTCCGATCACCGAAGAACTGATGAACGAGCGCTTTGCTGGTTTAATTGGTGCCAGGATGCATTCGGGTGACTACAAGGCAGCTACTGACGAGCTCCATTCGTGGTGCTCAGAGCGGGCGTGTGACGCCCTCTTCAATGTTGCGGAACGCAATCTCGGCTATAAGCTGACCCCGTTTCGGACCCTCACGAAGAGGGCCCTAACGGGGCACGTTTACAAGCATGCGGAGCTCGAACTCGTCCTGAGGGACGACTTCGACCTCCTACCGCTGGCCGACCAGGTGAAGTTCTTTACTGAGACAAAGATTCTTGGGGAAGAACCAGATGCCCCTTTCAGGTTCGCACATGAATGTCAGTTCTATGAGCTGCAGAAAGTCACCCATTGGACACCCCAAAGGAGAGGTCAATTGATGGGTTCAATAGTTTCATTCCCTTTTCTGTGTATCCTTAATGCGACGCTTATACGCAAGACCTATGAACTATCAGAAGGTCTCGTGAGCAAGATCAAGGACTGCCCTTTCTGGATAAACGGCGATGATTGCCTTACGGCTTATCACAATCACCGGTTTCCGGAAATCTGGCGTGGCCTGGGTTCGGTTATGGGTTTTCAGGAGTCGGTCGGAAAGACATACGACTCCCCGGAATTCTGCTCGATCAACTCTACCACCTTCCGTCTGAAGGACGGACGTTGGGAGCTTGTCCCCCAGATAAATCTGGGCCTCTTAGAAGGCCTGGATCGTTCGGGAGGGGATAGTAACGAGAAGGACCGGAACCCGGCCAACCTGGGGGTCTGGCAGTCGGCACTCCTGGACTGGGCCCCGAAGGACCAGGCGGTGCAGGAACGCTTGGATCTTTTGTTTTGTCGCAGACACAGGGAGACTCTTCAGACCTTCAACGGCACGTGGCATCTGCCTTGTTGGGCCGGGGGTTTGGGTTTACACCCACCCCTCGGTTACAGCAAGTTGGATAGGCTACACGCCGGCAGGGTTAAGCTCTACTCAGCTCTTTCGGGGAAAGAGCCGCCCCAGCTGCCCCATGGCAAGGACTGGGTTCACTTTGACAAGTTCAATGAACGCGTTCGCACCGACCTACCCTTGGTCGACCGTTACTTCTTTGAGAAGCACGAGTTCGACAGTGAGTATGGTACGGCATTCTGCTGCCTCGTTTGGCGAGAGTTTCTGACCCAGGGGGTCGAATCACTGTACCAACCGATGCAGACGGAATATGAGGCGTTCATGCACAGTCAGAGGCGGTATATGCGCGGCTTCCAGAAGGCTCTCGGTGAGAGCCCCGAGCTGCAGGGCGCAAAGAAAGTGCCCGCCGAGGAGATAGAGCGTGAGGTGAAAGTAAGAGTCTACCCCGTCTGGGGAAGGGATTGGAATGAGGGGGCTGCCAGTTTCGGGCAGCGGGGGGAGGAGAACAGTTAACAGGACGGCCCGTGGGGGCGCCTTGGGTGAAGGCAAGATTCAAGACAGAATTTGGCTCCGGTGGCGATAAGTCGTACACCAGAGGAAGTGAGACGATAGGAGGTATGGAAAGCGGTCAGAACATTGCGTCTAGTTGAAGTGACATCAACGATGACGACTGCTATTTGACAAAGCAATTTGTACTTAACCGGTGCTGGCAGGAAGGGACACCTGTCAGCGATCGTTTCGCGGGAATTCTACACGTAGGTGGAGGGTGAAGGGGCAAGAACTACCCCCGACCCACCGGGTGCCGAATGTCTGTCTTATCTTTATATTACCCAG